CACGTTGGATACCATTCGCTTACCTACCGCGATTCAAAGGGAGATTACTCCGACCGCCGCGTAGTGGTGAACGTTCTGGATGACGAATATTTCCAAGGCTTTTGCTTGAGCCGCAATGCCACCCGCACCTTTCGTCTTGACGTATTGTTGGAGATGTGACATCCGAGACAACCGGAGAAATCGCCCAATATTCCGTTGGGCCGACCAAGTTGGACGGGAGCATGCTGGTTTGCGCTGACTCAAAGCGCTGATTTGTGTTGAACCGCAAACAGCGCCGCCATGCAGACCTCACGCGGTGCGCTGATCAACAGGACTTTATGCGGGCGGGTGCTGCCGCTGACCAAACAGGACAAGGCAGCATCGAAAGCGTCCCGCACCTCATCGCCCCGATTCATGGCGATGTCCGACACGATCTTGGCCGACTCGAACCAGTCGCGGCAGTAGTGGGGATGATGGAAGTAGGGCGCGTCCCGCACTTCGTCGGGGATGCGCCAGTAGCTGGCGGCGATGGCTTCGTTCAAGTCATCGTCGGACAGGGCGGCATATTGGTTCAGGCGGCTAAAGTCCATGTGAGCGCTCCGGCATTTGGATGCGCCTACTGTAGCCGCGCCGGCCGCCTGGCGGCGGGCTGCGCTGTTGTGCGGGCACCGGCCACAACATCCGCTCAAAAAATAAGCGCCTCCAGTGAGAGGCGCTTTGTCATTGCCCTGACGGCGGTTGCGCACAGGGTTATCCACTGGCGATGGTGGACGGCCCTATGCGGACTGCTGAAGTTCCTTCAGCGCGGACCGAGCCAGGAAGCCGGAGCGACTGTCGTACTCAGGATGGGCGCCAACAAAGTCATCAATGCGGCGGATCAGGTTTGCCGGGAGCGTGACATTGATCTTGGTGGCCTTGCCCAAATAGCGGGTAATGTCCACCTCCACCACTGCCCAGATAAAGCCCTGGTACTCAGGATTGGCGGAGTGGGCCTGCACCGTCCAGCAGTGGGGATGATGGCGTCGTCCTCGTCCAGCCCCTCCAGGTGCAGGTCGATGGCCTCTTTTGCGCTGCTCATGGCTTCATCCAGGGTATCACCCGCGGAGAAGCATCCTGGGATATCTGGCACGATCACGCCGTAGGCGTGGTCGGTGTCGCCCGGCTCGATGGCGATTGGAAACAACATGGTCTTGGTTCCCTTGGTTGTAGCGGGCTGATGCTTGGCAGGAAAGCCAACCCTTGCGGGGCTGGCTGCTTCATCACTTCAATCCGGCTTGTTTCAGCATGCTATTCCACGTTCCGATTTTGTAATCTTTGGTGGGATGCTTGACTGTTACTCGGCCGGGTTTGGTGGGATGCTTGAACTGGTGGTGACTACCCTTGCAGGCAACTTCAAACCACCCGTCATCCATCAGCATCCTTATGAACTCCCGACTATTCATCCTGCCCTTGTTTCGTTGTTGATGGGGTTACTATAACCCTGAGAGGGTGGCGTGTCAATAACTCTGGGGTTATTTATCATCCGACCACATCTTCCAGCCGCGCCTCCAGCTCCAGCGCGGTGGTGTAGCCGCCACTGCCAGCTGATGCGTGATCATCTTCAATACCCTGCCAGTGATTTGGATGGTTGGTTTTATGGGTTGGTGTGTGACAGAAGATGCTGAGGTGGTGACGATCAATCCGATTGGGCACAGCTTTTATGGTATTGGGGTGTGTCAAATGAAAATTGCCGTTAACTTGTAAAAGTTAACGGCAATTTTCATAACCAATCTGTGTGGTTTTTTTGGGGGTTCACGCTTGTTTTTGACGTTTTTTCTTCATGGTTTCAAGGGTCACATTGCCCAGCGCTCCGCTGTCCAAATTCGCGCCAGATGGCTCAGTGATGTAGCGGTTATAGGGAGGCTGAGCGCCGGCAGGGCTGAAGTTTGAACTATTTTCTTTTGATCCCCAGGGACAATCCCAAGTATATGTGCCAACCTTGGTTGATCCATCATAAATATCAAAAGACCCCTCAGTGCCAGATGAGGCATTTTCACGGCCGCAAGCATAGATTGTGTAAGTGTCGTCTTCAGTAATTACTTGGCCTTCGATTTGACTGGCTGGAATTTCCTCGTCTTTATTGCCTTCTGCATAGAACTTACCCCAGGAATGGGCCACATTTTTGATAGTAACTGTATAGTTGTCAGGAACAATCGTAATTGCCACCCACTGAGCATAGGCCATGGTAAATCCTTAAGAATAGTTGGAAAAGTCATGTGGGATTGATACCCCTGAACTTTTATAGATCATGCTGTTTGATTATGCTGTAAGTGTATGTATTATACTGTACTAATTGGCAGGTTTTGTCATGGTCCTGCATTAGGTGCTTCAGTATCTAAATATTGATTCCGTTCTGAGTTGCACTCAGATGTCAATTTCGATTTGGAAAACCCATAAAGAAGTTTCATTAAGTTAGTCGATACTTTTCAGCCTTGCCTCCAGCTCCAGCGCCGTGGTGTAGCCGCCGTCTCCCAGCTGGTGGGTGACTTTCTTCAATACCCAGCCGGTGGCGTCGATGACGGGCTTGAAGCCTTGCACCTGGGCCGGCAGCTCGGGGAATAGCTCCGGGCAGCCTTCGGCCAGGGTGATGGAGAATTCCGCTACGCCGCGCTGCAGCTTTTGCCAGGCGGCCTTGGCACCTTGCAGGGCAGTCGCCTCGCTGACGTAGACATGGCGCAGCACCTTCACGTTTTGGCTGCTCGGCTCCATCCCTTTCTGCTGTATCGCCGTCAGCTTGGTGCGCTTGCTCTTGCGGCCGAGCTTGGTGACGGCGGCGCGGCGTTCAAACTTGGTGTTCGCGTCCACGATCACCTCGCCCTTTTTCGCGCCGCGCACGTCATGCCAGTAGGCTTTGACGGCGGTATAGGCGTTGCGGTCGGCGACATTGAAGCGGTGGTTATCGCCGCTCCGGCGGCTGATCAGGCAGGCGGGGAAGGGGCGGCCGGTGACGGTTTCGGCGTCGCCGGCTTTGCAGAAGATCAGCCGACCGGCCTTCACGGTGGCGATGGCGTCGTACTGCTTGGCCAGGCGGGTCAGCAGATTGGCGTCGCTCTCGCTGGTCTGGTCGATATGCTCCACCTTCTGCCTGGCCAGCCAGGCGGGGATGGCCGGCGTCAGGCCGTTGGCCTTGGCGATGGCCTGCACGATGGCGCCCAAGGTGGTCTTGTGCCAGCTCTTTTCCCGCTTGGTGGCGATGCCGGCGCGCAGATCGGTGGCGCGGGCGCGGAGGGTGAGGGTGTCCGGCGCCCCGGTGTATTCCACCTCGTCAACGATGTAGCTGCCCTTGTCCACCAGCGCCTGGCCGGCCCAGCCGATGGCCACGCTGACGGTGACGCCGCGTTCCGGGATGTCCAGCTTGCCGTCGCTGTCGTCCAGCACGATATCTAGCTGGTCCGCCTCGAATCCGCGGTTGTCGGTCAGGCTCAGGCTGATCAGCCGTGGCTCCAGCTTGGCGGTGATGTCCTTGCCGGATAGCACGATGCGGCAGGCCGGCCGCTTGGGCTGGCCTAGCGCGCCGCCGATGCCGCCCAGGGTGTCGCCCAACATGTCACCGACGCCGCCCAGCATGTCGGCGCCCTGTTGGTAGAGCTGGCCGCCGGCGCCGGCCGCGTCGTCTATCAGGCTCATGCCGCCAGCTCCAGCACGCTGCGGGTGAGCGCGCCCAGGGCGTCCAGCAGGCTGTCGTCGGTGCGCTTCAGCGACAGGGTGAAGTCGATGCAGCGCGCCTTGCCGTCGCTGAAAAACTCTTGTCGGGAAACCTCCAGGCTTTCCACCACGAAGAAGCCGTATATGGTGCCGGTGCCTTCGATCAGCGGCCAGGCTTTGCCCTGGTCCGCCATCAGCTTGAGCAGGGATAGCGCGGTGTCGCCGCCGGTCAGCTCCGGCATCAGCCTGCCGGACAGGGTAATGGTTTCCTCGTCCACGCCCAGGAACTGATAGGACGGCCGCGCGCCGACGCGGCTATTGGACGGCCAGCGCCAGCCGTAGCGCTGTTTGAAATCCTGATAGGGCAGGGTGTCCATCATGAAGACGAACAGCCCCAGCGCCATCATCGGCAATTTGATCGGGCCAAGGGATAGCATTTAGTCGAAGTCTCCCAGGCGGCTGCGCTGGCGCGCGGCCTGTTGGTTTTGGGCATTGGCCAGCGCCTGCGCTACTTGGCGTTGCACCAGCGCGGCCAACTGCTGCTCGTTCATGCCGGGCGCGGCGTGAATGGTGATGTTGAAGCTGGCCGGCGCGGCGACGGCCGGCGCATGGGCGCGCAGCGGCGGGCGGGTGTCCAGCTGGCCGGCCATCGCCGGCGCGGTGGCCAGCACCATGCCGGCGCCGGCGGCGGTGATCTTCTTCGCCGCGGACTGCACGGCGGCCAGCGGCCCGGCCTGGCCTTTGTCGATACCCTGTTCCAGCCCGGCCATGGTGTAGCCACCGATGGTGGCGAACACGCGGGACGGCGAATGGATGTCCAGCTTCTTGCGCAGCCATTCCGGCAACAGCTCGCCCACGCCCAGGATGGCGTCCTTGACCCACACGATGCCCTTTTTGATGCCGCTGACGATGCCGGACATGATGTCCAGGCCCACTGTCACGAACTTGGCGGCCAGCTCCGCGCCGATGACGATCAGCCCCGCCAACATTTTGCCGAAGCCCTTGCCGGCGCCGGCGGCCTTGTCCAGGCTTTCCTTGCTGGCGTCCACTGGTCCCAACAACTTGGATACCCATTCCCATGCGGTCTTGAATGCGCCGACCAGCCAGTCCCATACCGGGCGCAACGGTTCCAGCGCCGGGCCGATGGCGGCAAAGACTTGATCGAATATCGCCCCCAACGGTGCCAGCCCTTCTTTCAGCCCCTCCCAAAAGCCGCTGAACCATGCCTTGATTGGTTCCCAATACTTGTAGATGAGCAGGGCGGCTAGGCCAATGACTAGACCGATGGGGTTGGCCATGGCCAAGCGGCCGACGAATATCAGCGCCTGGCCAATGCCCATGACGGCGCTCACCGCGCCGGACGCCGCGGCGGCCAGGCCACCGCCGATCAGCTTGCCGCCGCCCTTGAGGCCATCCATGGCCATGCCTTTGACGCCGCGGGTTTTGATGTACTGCGTTACCGCGCCGAGTTTTGACCCTGCACTGGCGCGCGCCAGCGCCAGCTGGGCGGCAACGGCGCGCCACAGTGCGGCGGTGTACTTATAGACGGCGAGCTTGCCGGCCTTGAACTTGTTGCTGACGTTGCTGGCCAGTTCGCGGCTTTTGCTGATGCTGGCGCGCATCGCCGCCGGCAGGGTGGTTTTCAGGCCCTTGGTCATTTCCCACAGCCGTTTCAACGGCTCGCGCGGGTTGGAATTGCTCCAGGCGGTGGCGATGACCTGGCCGGCGCCCTTGGCCGCTTTCGCCGCGGTGGCCCAGCCTGCCTTCATCGCATGGCCAGTCTTGCCGGCCGCGCCGCCCAGCCCGCCGAAGCGCGCGGCCAGGCCGCCGGCGCGAATGCCCAAGGTGGACAGGCTGAGGTGGGCCAGCGCGAGCGGGCCGAGTAGTGCCGCAATCGCCAATGCCAGTCCGCCCACGGCCAACAGGGCGATGCCAGTGAAGGCGGTGACACGCATCAGGGTATTGGCCAGCTCGGGGTTGGCCTTGGCCCATCCGCTCAGCCGTTCCGACAGTTGGCCAATCCATTCGACGGCGGCCTTTGTTTCCGGCGCGATGGCCTCGCCGAATTTGACCATCGCGTTGGTGAAGGTGCCGGACGCGGCATCCCATAGGTTTTTTAGGGTGCCCAGCTGTAGATTGACGCGTTCCTGCAGGCTGGCTTGCTCGGCCAAGTTCTGAACCACATCGTCGTAACCGCCTTTGCCCTTCTCGATGATCTTGGATATGACCTCACTGGTTTCTTTGTCAGTGCCGAAGATGTCCTGCAGCACCGCGATGCGGTTGACGGTGTCTAATTTTTTCAGCTGGCTCAGCCTAGCCATCATCTTGTCCAGGCCGCCGAACTCACCTTTGTCGTTGGTGAAGTCAAGATCCAGCGCAATGCCTTTTTCCTTCCGCAAGGCTTTCTGGACTTTTTTGATTTTGTCCACGTTCAGGCTGGCGGCGATGACTTTGCGAATGGCGTTGCCGGCGGACTCGCCGCGCATACCAGCCTGATCCATCATCACCACGAACGGCGCGAAGGCTTTCGCCCCTTCCAGCCCTTTAACCTTCACCATGTCCATGGCGGCGCCCAAGCCCTTGTAGGCTTCCAGCATGTTGGTGGAGTCCACGCCGGCATAGAAGCCGCGCTGGATCATATCCACCAAACCCATCATGTCTTTTTCGCTGGTGCGGGTGGCGTCTTGAAGCTTGGCCGTGAACTCGGCGGCGGCCTCTGGCGTCATCTTCAGCTGCACGCCCAGGTAGGCGGTGGCTTCACCCAGGCCGCCTAGCACCGCCTTAGCGCTCATGCCCTGGCGCTGCAACATCGTCATCATGTCCTGAAAGTCGGAAGTCGTACCGGGCAGGCGGTCGCCCAGCTTTTCCGCCAGGCGGTTGATTTGCTCGAATTCCGGCGGGACCACGCCGCCAGCGCGCATCATCGCGCCTTTCAGCTGAGTGGCGCTGTCTTCTGCTTGGGCAAACGCCATTACCGGCGCAGCCATGGTTGCGCCGATGACCGCGCCGCCGGCCAGCATCTTGCCACCTGCGCCGGCTACCTTGTCGCGGGTCGCCATGGTTTTGGTGTAACGCTCCTGGGCGGCGATTAGCCGCTGTTGGCGTTGGTTCGCCCGCTCAAGGGCGGCTTGTTGCTTTTCAAGTGCGGCAGTGGCTTGGCTGATCTGTCCCTTAAGCTTGGCTTGTGCGGAGGCAAAACCCGTGGATTGAATGCCTGCGGCCATTAACCCGCGGCGCATCTGCTCCAGTTGCTCAGTTTCCTTTCCATGTTGAGTCTTGAGCGATTTGGAGGTTTTTATCGCTTCTTCAAATTCTTTCGATAGCTCCTTGATAGGCTTTTCTGCGGCTTCCGCAGCCTTCTTCAAAGCGTCCATTCCTCTCATGTCTTGCTTGATTTGCAAGCCGGAAGTTCGCTTTTGATTTTGGAGCGAACCAATCTTCTTTTCGATTTCGTGGATGTTTTCCAATCGCCGATGCTGCTCTGCGATTAATGCATTACGTTGCTTTGCTATGGTTCCCGACGGGTCTCTTTCGGCCTCAATGCGCAATGCCTTTATCCGGTTCACAGTGTAGGCATGCTCACCATTTCTCACGGCCAATAGCGCTTTCTCTGCCGAGATTTGCTTGCTCGCCTCCTTGTGGAGTGCCTTCATGTTCTCAAGCGCGGCTTTGGCTTCTTGATGGCGGGCGATGGTCGGATTGCCTATCGCTTCGGCCTCTTTCATCTGGCGTGCCAGCGTGTTGACTTGCTTCTGGTTGTCTTCCAGCGCCTTGGTGGACTCCAGTACTTTCCGCTTGAAGGAGGCAAAGCTGCCGATTTGCTCTTGAGTTTTGTCCAGAGCCTTGAGCTGGTCGCGGCTTTGCTTCACGGCGCGCGCCAGCTCCTTGTTGCCGGCCATCGCTTGTTTCAAGGGCCGGGTCAGCTTGTCCACGGCGGCGAGGACGACTTCCAGTTTTAGCTTGCTCATTCGTCGGCGTTTCCTGATCGAAGGCGGGCGCGCTCGCGCCAGCTGGCCAGCTCGGCCAGCGGCATGGCGTCATAGGCGGCGGGCGGCCAGTGGAACACGGTAGCAATGTCGGCGATGGCGTCGTCTACGCTTGCGGGAATGGGTTGTCCTGCTTCTGCGATTTCGGTACTAAAAAATATGCCACCATTTGCCCGAATTTCAGCAGGTCGGCCGGGTCCAGCTTGGCTACGTCCTGCATGGTCAGCGCCGGGCTGGTGATGCGCGGCAGCACTTTGTGCAGGGCATCGACATCGACATTTAGGACGTCGGTGAGGTTGACGCCGCGCAGCTCGCCGGCGCCGGGCTTGCGCAGTTCGATGGCGGTGATTTCGCTGTCGCCGCGCTTGATCGGGGTGTCCAGGGTGATGGTGTTTTCGCTCATGATGATTCCTATGGAGTGTGTCGGCCCGCCGGCGGCAGGCCGTGAGGGTGAGTTACAGACCTACGTTTTTGCGGTGCTGGGCCTGGCGGTCCACGCCCATGACTTTGAACACGTCGTTCACCACATCCAGCTCCATCCATTCCTTGCCGTTTACCACCAGCTTGAAATAGCTGAGGCTGGTTTTCACTTTGAAGCTGCCGTTGTCGCCGGCCTTGGCGTCGCCCAGGTCCAGCTCGTTGTGGCGGCCGCGCGCGACGACTTCCACCGCGTGGTCGCTGCCGTCGCTTTCATCGGCATAACTGCCCATCCAGCGCAGCTCTGACGCGTCGTGTTTGTCGGCGCCGAAGCTGGCGACGATTTCTTCAACCGGCCCGCTGTAGGTGTGTTCCATTTCCAGCTTGTCGATGCCCTTGAGCAGATCGACGGAACCGATCATGCCGGCGCCGCGGTACTCCTCGGTCTTCATGGCGAGCTTGGGCAGCTTCACTTCCAGACATTCGGCGACAAAGCTTTTGCGGTTGTTGAATACGTTGAATTTGCGCAGGGTGCGCGGCAGTCCTGCCATGGGGTTCTCCTGGGGTTAGCGGTTGACCTGGGCGGCGAAGTCCATCAGGTAGCGGTCGGTGATGCGTTGGCGGAAGGTGAGGTTTTCCAGCGGCGGAACTTCGGTGTATTCGTAGTCGATGGCCAGCTTGCCGGTCTTCAGTCCTTCCTTGTCGTTGGCGCTCTCGTCGTACCAGGCGCGGAAGCCCAGCAGATAGCCGGCCGTCACCAGCTCGCGGCCCTTGGCGTTGATGCCCTCCACGATGTCCTTGACCAGTACCGGCGTCAGCGGCTTGTCCATCGCCCACATATGGGCCTCGGCGATGGTGTCGGCCAGCACCTGGGCGGTGCGGGTGGACGACTCGAACGGGAACTGCGGGTCGCTGGAGCAGTTGCGGCTTCCCCAAAAGCGGAAGCCCTCACGGCGGATCAGGGTGGTGATGCCTTTTTCGTTGAGGTAGCCGGCGTCGGTGGCCGGGTTCTGCAAGTCCCAATACACATCGCGGCTGATGCCGCTGACGCCTTGCACCACGACGTTGGAAAGCGTCTTGTGCCAGCCTTCGGACTCGTCCAGCGCGGCGCGCAGGCCCAGCGCGCGGGCGGTGGCCGGCGCGATGGCATCCTTGCCGGCGGCGCTATCCCAGGACAGGAAGTCCGGCCAGATCAGCATCAGCTCGCGCTGGCCAAAGTTGGCGCGGTAGGCGGCGACGTCTTCCTTGGTCTTGCAGCCCCAGGCGCTGATATAGGCCATGGCGCGCAGCTTGACGGCGATGGCCGCCAGTTCGGTGGCAACCGGCAGCGTGTCCAGGCCGGGCGCGCCCAAGATGCGCGGACGCACGCCGACGCGCTGCTGGGCAGACAACAACGCTTTCAGGCCGGTGTATTGGCCGGCCGCGGTGGTGGTGCCAATGACGAGGCCGTTTTGCTCGGCCTCGTCCTTGCCGGTCTTGATCCGCACCACCACCACCAGCGGGCTGGCGTTGTCGGCGATGGCGTCGAGGCTGGCGGCCAGCGTGCCTTTGCTGCCGGCCTGGCCGATGGCGCGCTGAACATCGGTGATCAGTACCGCGGTGTCGAGCGGGAAGGCGGCCGGGTCGGCATCGTCTGCGGTGCAGACCATGCCAATGACGGCGGTGGAAATCGTGCGGATGGGGCGCGTGCCGTTGGCGATTTCAAGCACGCGCACGCCATGGTGGTAATCCTGGGGCATGTCTCAGTCTCCGGGTGAGGTTCTGAGCATGTTGCCGCGCTAAATCTGTCTGGTCAGCTGACGCTTGTTGTGTGGAAGGACGGCACAACCTAGGATGAAATAATCCGTATTTTCACGTAATTGCTCATGCCGTTTCCCGTCTCCGCCTTGGTCCATCAATTTCTGGAACAAGCGGACGCGAGGGATATGCTGTCGTTGTTGAGCATGCTGGAGAAAATAGCCCGGCAGGATGTGCCGCTGCATATGCGGGCCGGGATGGCTGTGGATTTGCGCGAGCTGTTGGCGGATGCGGCATTGCGCGACAGCGTGCAGGCCCGGCAATTGGGCCAGCTATCCGATTCCGAGGTATCCGTAGTTTTACTTATTGCCGCTGGGAAAAGCCACCGCCGGGCGGCGGAAATGCTGGACATCAGCGAGCGCACCATCCGCGCCCATGTCGAAAACTCCATGAAAAAACTGGGGCTTAAGCCGGCGGCGGGAGACAAGCGGCTGGATGCCCGCTTACTCATCGCGCACATATTTTTGCCTGATGTTATGCAGCGTATTGGCGATTAAGCCAATATGCAGCCGCGAGAAATTCCATAAAAATACTGTTTTGGAATTTTTCACCCAAAAGCAAAAGCTAAAAGGCAAGAAAATGCGCAATCGCTCTGAAGCTATTCATTTGAATCCCCTTATTGGAACCTCGCCGCGCGACACCCTAGAAAATCTCTGTTGCTGCCTAGATAAAATCGGCCACACCCTGGCATCCCATCACGATGACCCATCGATTGGGTTTATCTCGGATGCGGCCGTCGCCGCCCTGAGATTTGAAGTCGATCAGATCGGCAAACGGCCACCGCCGCAAGGCAAGGCGGCATAAACAAACAGCCCCGCGAATGCGGGGCTTTGTCATAGTGCGGCTGGCGGTGCCGGCCAATTGACTGCGGCCGGGTAGCCTGGCTGCTGCTGCACTCGGGACAGCTCCACCCGGTAGCGCCGCCAGGCGGCCAACAGTTCGGCTTCAGCTGGCGTCGCCATGCCCAGGTCAGCCGCATCATGCAGCGGCACAATGGCCGCATCGGCCTGGCCGCGCCGCGCGGCGATTTCCGTTTCGACTGCGGCACGCTGTGCGGCCAACGCGGCGACCTGGTCAACGCTCCAGCTCATGCCATCCCACACGCCAAACGGCGGCGGCGGCAGCTCGGTCGCGCCCAGCGTCTCCGGCGTGTCACCCAACTGCGCGACAATCGGCTGCGCCGTGGCGGTATCCCACAGCGGCACGCCGCGCCAATCCGGCAGCAGCTGCCAGCCGCCACCCAGGATGCAATGGGCGGGGATGCTGCCGTCGGCCGCGCGCCAGGCGGCCGCGTGGCGCGGGCCGGCCGCCGGAGGGGCAGCTTCTGCCGCCCAGGCGGGAATCAGATAGACCTCGTCCACATCCAGCGGCGAGCGTTGCGCCGTGGTTTGCCCGGTGCATTCGCCGGTCGCGGCGCTGTAGCAATACACTATTTTTTGTTCGTTCATTGGTGCCCCCTCAGACTTTGATGCAGGCCAGCAGCGCGACGTTGCGGGGCCGGGACTCGTTGCCGCCGGTGCTGTATGTCGCGTAACGCAAATACCTGCCGCTGCCGTTCCACTCTCCCAACAATTCATTTGACGCCTGCCGCGCGCCCAAATCCAGCGGCGCGCCGCCATTGTCCACGAGGACAGTGTCCTGGCCGGCAATATTGCCTGCCGGTGTCGGGATGGCGTGATCGTGTGCCAGATTCTGAGAGGCCTGACGGCTACCAAAACTGCGGCCGGCGACGTCTACACCGCCCCCAGCATCCCAGCCGCGGATAAACTCGCCGCGTAGATCTGGCACGCCGAATGTGGTTTTGCCATCGCCAGCGCCGAATCGCTCACCAATGGCCGCAAACAGTGCGGCGTAGGTTGTGCGCGATACATCCTGCGCGCCGTTGCAGATGATCCAGCCCGGCGGCGGCGTGTCGCGGGCGAAATAGGCAATCTGCCCAGGCGGCGCGGCGGCGGTGATGCCATCCTGCGTGGTGGCGGCATCCGCCAGCTGGCGCCACACAGTCCAGCGGCCCTGATAGCGGCAGCGGTGCCAGAATCCCCCATCGGCAAACGCCTGATAGGTGTGATAGACCATCTCGCCGGTCGCCCTCACGGTCAGTTGGCCGGCCTGTGGGCAGGGCCAATTCTTGCCCTTGATCGCATTATCGTTGGCGGGGTTGTGGTAAATGCCGGTGATAGTGAGGGTGTCCAGATCTACCGCCGATGCAATGTCCGCCCGCAGTGGAAATGCATCGGCGATGCCGTAGCCGGCCAAGGTACTGGCTTTGTCGGCTTTGCCGGCCAGCTTCTTGGTCAGGTTGGCGGCGAAGCTGGCGTCATTGTCCAGCGCGGCCGCCAGCTCTTGCAGGGTGTTGAGCGCGCCGGGCGCACCGGCCACCACGCCATCAATGGCGGCTTGCAATTCGGCCTTGCTGGCGGCGTCGGCGATGCCGTAGCCGGCCAAGGTGTTGGCTTTGTCGGCTTTGCTCGTCAATTGCTTGGTGATGGTGGCCGCATAGTTGCTGTCATTACCCAGCGCCGTCGCCAGCTTTTGCAGGGTGTTGAGCGCGCCGGGCGCACCGGCCACCACGCCATCAATGGAGGCTTGCAATTCGGCCTTGCTGGCGGCGTCGGCGATGCCGTAGCCGGCCAAGGTGCTGGCTTTGTCGGCTTTGCTCGTCAATTGCTTGGTGATGGTGGCGGCATAGTTGCTGTCATTACCCAGCGCCGCCGCCAGCTTTTGCAGGGTGTTGAGCGCGCCGGGCGCACCGGCCACCACGCCATCAATGGCGGCTTGCAATTCGACCTTGCTGGCGGCGTCGGCGATGCCGTAGCCGGCGAGGGTGGTGGGCTTGCCGCTGGCAATCTTGTTCCAGTCCAGCGCTGGCACGTCCGCCGCCGTCATCTGTCGCCCAGCTGCCACGCGGCCTTTCGCATCCACCGTCACCATGCCGTAACTACCGGCGGTCACGCCGCTGTTTGCCAGCGTCAGCGCGCCGCTGACATTGCCGCTGCCGTCGAACGTCACGCTCCAGCTACCATCCCCGGTCATAGCGAGGTTGCGCGGGGTCTTGAGGCGGTCGGCGTACTCGGCCACCAGCGCGCCGGACACGATGTCGTCTATCTGCTTCTTCAGGTACTCGGTGCGCTCCAGCAACTCGGACGGCGCACGGTTGAGCGGGCCGCCGTCGCCGCCCAGCAATCGCTCCGTTACCTCGTAGCGGGTGATGCCGGGCCAACCGGGCGTAGCGGGGATGGGAAGGGCTGTCATGTTCGTATCACTCCTGCGGTATAGGCGCCGTTGGCGCTGGCGTAGCCGTTGGCGATCAGTGTGGCGCCGGTGAAGTCCAAGCCCCACAGCACGCAACGTGCCGGGGTCACATCATTGAGAATTCTGCGGGCAGCGGCGGCCTGCTCCAGGCTCAGCATCTTGTCGATCTGCACCCGGTATTCAGGCCAGCCGGCGGGATCGCCTGCGGTGCCGAAGCCATCCGCCACCAGTTCGCCGTCTGCCTGGTAGTGGTGGTTGCCCTCGTTGATTCGCACTTCGCCCAGACCGAGGTCGCGGAACACCTGGCGCACGGCCGAGAGGGTTCCCTTGCGGCGGTGGACGGCGACGGCGGAGGCAATCAGGGCGCGTTGTTGCTCCTCGGTGGCGGCGGCGTCGAAGTTTGCCACGCTGCGGGACCACGCCAGCCAGGGCAGCAGCGGCGCCGGGCAGCGGCGGCTGTCGGCCAGGCCACGAATCGGCGACGGGTCCAGCGTCAGCGCGCAGGCATCGGCCAGCGCGGCTTCAAGCGGCGTGCGGTTGGGCGGCAGCAGTTGGCGGCTCATTGCGGCGTCACCGTGATGGCGGCGCAGTCGGGAAACTGGCCAACGCCGCACAGCACGTCCGCCGCCGGACTGGCGATGCTGACGCGGTCCACGCCTGGCACATGCAATGCGGCGTCGATGGCGGAGCGCGGCACGCTGCCGCCGATTTTGCGGCGCTCGGCAAGCATCCGGTCCAGTCGGTCGCGGGCGCCGGCCAGTCCGCCGCTGGCGGCCTCGCCGCCTGGCTGGTAGAGGATGCGGGCATCGATAGCGAATGCCAGCGGCTGGCTGGCGCAGACCTGCACCGTGTCGCACAGCGGACGCACGTCCTCGGCGCTCAACGCGGCGGCGACGGCATCGCATAGCGCTGGGCTGGCGATGCCGTCACGGCCCAGCAGCCACACCCGCACCACGCCGCCGGCCGGGGTATCCACATCGGCATCCAGCACCTCGGCGCTGGCGCTCAAGGCATGAAACAAGTACGCGCCGCGCGGGCCGCCGCTGGCCAGCCCTTCAAGCGCCATCTGGCAGCGATAGCGCAGCCGGCTGTCGTCTTCCCATAGCGCCTCGGTCGGCGGGGTGACGTTCGGGTTGGCTGGCTGGATCAGCAGCCGCTGCACGCCGTAGTCTGCGGCGCGGTTGTCGAGATCGGCGCCGGCGGCGTAGGCCAGCAGGCTGGCGCGGGCGGCTTCGTTGACGCGCTGGCGCAGCAGCATTTCGCGATAGCTGGCCAGCTGCAGCGCCATGGTGATCGGCTCGCTTTCCAGTTGCAGCGCGGCGGCGTAGCTCGCGCGCTGCTCAGGCGGGACCCGCGCAAGAAAACCGGATTTGTAGGCCTCAAGCAGAGTTTCGTAATCGATGGCATCCACGATGGTCGGCGCGGGCAGGCGGGTCAGGTCTATGGCCATGCGGTCAGTTCCTCAAGGGAATGGCAAATTGCAGCGGCTGGCCGCCGGCCCGGCGCCTGGCGTCGATGTCGATGGTCAGCGCGCCAGCCGCGGCGCCGGTTCCGGTCTGCAAGAGGACGCGTGTCAGTTCTATCCGCGGCTCCCAGGCGGCCAGCGCCATGACGGTGGTGGCCATCGCCTGCATGCGGGTCTTGCCGTTTAGCGGGCGGTCGATCAGGTCCGGCAGGATGCTGCCGAACTCGCGCCGCTCGATGCGCGAGCCGCGCGGGGTGGTGAGGATGCGGGCGATGGATTGGCGGATGTGGTCGTCATCGTGGATGGCGCGGCCGGTAGCGGCGTCCATGCCGGTGTAGCTGCTCATCGGGGTGGCTCCGTATTGCCGCCGTGCGGGTCGGGGTGGGTGTGGCTGTGCAGCGTCACGCCGTTGGACGACAACGCGCCGCCGCTATGGTTGATGTTGCCGCTGATGGTGGTGGACGCGCCGCCGGCGCCGCCCGATCCCGCCATGCCGGCGAGGTAACTGAACAGGCCGGACACGGTAGCTTTCGCCCTGGCTATCACGTCGCCCAGCACGGTCAAGCGGCCCAGGATCGTGACGTTGCCGGTGATGACGGTTTCCGGGCAACTCACGGTGACGAGTACGGCGGCCTGCACCGTGGCGGTCTGGATGCCGGACACGCTGAGCGCGCCGGCGGCGTGGTTGTAGAGGATGCGGGCGCCGTCCGGGTAGACGCGCAAATGTTCGTCGGGGCTGTGGGAGGGCGCCGGCCGCTGATCGGAATACAGGCCCAGCAGCACAATGGCGGTCGCCGGGTCGCCGCTGGACAGAGCAATATCACCTGCTCGCCCTCGGTGGCGGGCTCCAGTCGCGAGTCTGGCCAGCGCGCGGCGCGAGCCAGGGTAGCCAGTGGCTGGTGAGGTCGCCGGATTGCACGCGCACGCGCTCGGCGTCGTGATCCACCTGGGCGATGGTGCCCAGGCGGATCAGCGACTCAATGCGGCGGGAGAGGTCTGCGTAATCGTCCATGCCGGGCAGTTTGCACGGGCCGGCATGGGGTGTCGCGGGGTGGGTGTTGTGTGGCGAGATGGCACAACCTTGAGACGGGTCGAATTTCGCCTTACATGAAATTTTAATCAGTTGTTAGGAATTGCACCCAGATCGTTGAGGTATTTTAAATTTATTCTGCATTATTAAGACTTGCTAACAAAACCTATATTCTGCGCAATGGCGTACATGGCAGATCAGCGACTTACAAGCGACAGCCTGAGGTTTTGTTAACGACTTTAAAAAAACCGCCCACTTTCTCAAGCGGACGGCATCGGCGACGTGTGGCTGCTCCCTGAAAAAGGCAGTGAGCCTACTTGAACGGAGAGACCGCGGAAGGCTTGGCCTGATCCTTGTTTAAAGTGAACCGCAGGTTCTTCACGCTGCCGGCGATATCTTTCATATCGCTCAACACCGTATAGCGGATCCCGCTGGTTATGGCCGGGCTGCGCGCCACATTCGCCCCTGGCGCCGCCTGGGCCGGCAGCGGTTCCACCGGGCCCGCGTTGATGGTATAGCCGGTGGAATCTATCGCCGTGAACACCCCGGTGAATTTCTGCTTGAATTTCCGCTTGGCGATGGCGCCAATATAATATTCGATGGTGCTGCGCGAATATTGATTGACAGCCCACGGCCAATCCCATTTCGACGTTTCCGGATTCAGATATTGCGACAGTAGATCCTGCGCGCCAGTCAGGCCATCTTTGCCGCCAAATTTGGCCAGGTAGAATCTGCGGTCCGATGGATGGCCATTGAGCGCATTGTCGCTGTAGCGCAGGAAGTTATACAGCTCCGCCTCGTAAGTCATGAACATGTTCGAAGCATAGGAATATTGGCCTTCTGCTCGAACAGCGTCAGCGTGATCAGCCTTTGCTTTTAGGCGGCAATACCGCCCGATATTCGGCGGTTTGCGAGGTGGTGCTGCTGGTGCCATTGGTGGTGGTCCAGTCGGCGCCGGAGCGATCTCCACCGCAACCGAAGACTCGACCCCGCCGATCAAGGGCAAGCCGGCGTTGTACTTGTTGGTCAGCGTTACCTTGCCGCTGACCGCGACCTTGTCGGCCTTGGACCAGCTTACCGTAGAGTCGTATTTGAGATTAGCCACCCCGGTATCGGATTGGTCGCTGTAGTTCTCCAGCAGCACGGTTACTACCTTGATCGGCTTCTTGTTGTACAGCTGGGGAGCCTCCAGCTTCATATCCTCTGGCCCCATCATCCACTGTATATTGGAAAACGCCATTCTGAAACGCTTGTCCGCCCAATAGCCGCCGGGACCGTTTGGATCGTATTTGGCTTTCATCATGTAGCGGTACTTGGTATCCGGCAATGCCAGGTTATCCAGCATGGTATCGATTCGCTGGTAGTCGAACTCCTTGCCCACAGCGGTGTTCTGGTTGGTATTCCCCCAGTCCAGCCATAGCCAAGGTAATGCGCTAAGGATGCCCACGGTTTGAAAAAACTGTCCGAAGTCACGATCTTGCGGATCGTCGACTCGTTGTCGACTGACATCTCGTTAAATACCACATCGCTGAATTGCGGGACGGTGTCCGCGCTCATCGCGGCTGGATGATGAAGCGAGAATATCGCGGCTGCGGGTAGGATGACTTGGCCAAGCTTCATGCTCTGCTCCTCCTTGGGAAGATGTAATGAAAGACCTTACTTATTATCTAGGCTCGATAAACCGGCCCGTCTTATGCATAGGAGGAACATTTTGCTGCGGCTCCCCCGGGTGGGGTAGAGCAATGACTCTACCCTGCAGTACCATCCTACTGTCTTGATGTAATTTTTAGAAACAATAATTAACACATTTTTGTAAATGCCAAGAATATCCAATTTGCATTGAAGATCGCCGAGGTGTGCTATTGGCGCTGAGCATGACCGGGGCCAACCGACACGACTCCATGGTCTTCGAAGCTTTGGTCGATGCGATTCCTGCCGTTCCTGGTTTGCCAGGACGGCCCAGACAAAAGCCTTACAAGCTGCATGCTGACAAAGGCTATGACTACCGCCGTTGCCGTGAACACCTGAGCCGGCGCGGAATCTTGGTGCGAATTGCCCGTCGCGGAGTTGAAAGCAGCGAGAGGCTGGGTCGCAACCGTTGGGTGGTGGAGCGTACCCATTCTTGGCTAGCGAGCTTCGGCAAGCTGAGAATCGGTTTCGAGCGGCGGTTAGATACACATTACGCCTTGCTCAAGCTGGCCTTCTAATGGATCTGTCTGCGATTTATCGACAGGTTTTGTTAGCGAGTCTAAACCCGCTTCGGCGGGTTTTTAATTTGTTAGCACTGTGTTGATTTGCGCACATACTATTTGGAAGTTGATCAATACTATTAGCCTCATATGTGTAAACAGCAAGGGTAGAAGGAGTTGCAGTCATGAATGACCCTGAACATAAGGTAGAAATCACCTCCGGCGAGTCCTTGCTTGCAGATGAGTCATATATTGCAGGTGGCGATTTTGAAGGGCTGATTTGTTTAGTGCAGATGCGCTATGGCCTTACGCGAGAAGAGGCTGAAAATCAAGTTAAAGCTTTCTTGGATGAATGTGGGGGTGAGTATGAGCGAATCTGTCGTAAGTCCAGTATTAAAAAGCCAAGTAACTGTGGATGATGAAATGAATAGCTTCATTCGTTTGCTGCAGTTGCGCTATGGAATGAGCTATGAAGAGGCTAGTGGATTGTTGATGGAGTTTTTGGAACTATTTCATAGGGAGTCGGTAGGCCCATGTCGTTCAGGTAACCGGTGAGAATTTTTATACGTTAGTTGTCGAACAGACTATTTGATGTGTGAAAATTATCTTGCTCACACCTAGTGGCTTGCCATTTGGCGCTGCAGGACTGTTGGAGTAATGCTATGAGCACTTTTGCCAAGCATATGGAAGTTGGAGTTACCAGAGAGATGGTGCCCCAAGCACAATATGATCACAATGAATCATCCAGCTATGATGGTGCCGCTGGCCATGAAATGTCCTATCTCGATACCTATGAACCTGGCGATAATGAATTCGAGTCTTTATTGGACCAGTTTTATAGCGATAACCTGTTAGATATTGGGCGAAATGCAAGTGAGGTTGAAGATGAGCTTTGTGGGCAGCAGGATAATTTCATGGAGTTGGATTTTGACGATTGACTATAAAAATCTCACTTTTTCCGATTTGTAAAATGAATTCTGGATGCGTTATCGTACAGGCTACTTTTGAGTCGAGTTCTATTCTCAACCTGGCAGTCCGCTATTGGGCGGACCTGGGTTTATGGAGTCATGATCATGCAAATAGTGCGCCGAAAAAACAGAAAGGCCCTCATTATTTATGAGGACCTTTTGAGCTATTTTACAATCAATATATGTAAGAGCTAATGCTTGGCGAAGGCCACAGTTTACAGACATCCCTGATGTTGACATTGGATGAGGATTGCAGCGTAGTCTGAGCTATTTGCACAGATGGGCCAGCACCTGGTCGTGAATGACTTCGATATCGGCGGCGGCGAAGCCCAGCAGCTCGCGCGCCGGATATTGCGTTTCGCGGCGGCTGCGCCGGCTGACGCGGTCGCGCAGGCCGTATTGATGGACGCGGGCGATGCGTTCCACCTGGCCGACGAAAGCAACGGCGGCGCCGTTGGTGGTGGCTTCCACCTTCAGCCACTTGGCGGCGCGCAACTTGCTGAACATCTGGCGGCGGATTTTGCCCTTCTTTGCGCGGAATTGCGGCTTGCGTGGCGTGAACTCGCTGCCGTCCGGGTTGAGCTGGTCGCGGATGCGTTGCTGCTGGCTGGCGCGCAGCGCTTTGGCGATGTCGCGGGCCAGCGCGCGGCGGGCCGCCGGCTCCACCCGCTGCAACAGGCCGGACAGCTCGGTTTCAAGCTGCATCATGTTCATTTTTCACCGTGATATCCCAGGCACATGGCTCGGGCGGCTCGCCGCGGTGGGTGGCGGTAATGCTGCCGTCTGCCTCTGTCTGAACTTTGACCCCTTCGGTCAGTTGGAGCGTGATCTCTACATCCATCGCGGCTAGGCTGGTCAGCTCGGCTTCAAAGCGGAATCCTTTTTCCAGCCGTTCCGGGTTCTGGATCAGCGGCGGCTCGTTGGCTTCGATCCAGCCGCGCAGCGGGATGATGAGCTGGTCGAGGTGGCCGGCGTAGTCGGTGACGATCAGTTTGACGGTGTAGCGATAGCCGAACGACAGCCGGCCGGGGGCGGCGACGATGCCGCCATCTTCAATGAACATCAGCAGCCGGTCGGGGTTGTCGCGCAGCTCCGGCAGCGCCGCTTCCAGCGCCTGGCGCAGGCTAGCGGGCTTGTTCATAGCGTTCGAACTCCTGTTGGCACTGCACGCAGCGCGAGCAGCCGGCGACGATGCGCTGGCGGGCGTCGGGTATCGGCTCGGCGCAATCCTCGCAATGGCTGAGGCTGGCGCGGTGGGTGATGTTGGCGAGCTGGCGGGCCAGCGCGGCATCGCGCTGGAGTTGTTCCAGCGCCTGGGCGCGGTCGTAGAAATCGGTCATGGCGTGTTCTGTTGGCAATGGATGATGTGATCGATCTGCGCGGCGCAGGATTCAAGCGCCGCCCGGTGCTGCTGCCAGCTGTCGGCCAGTTGCTGGTTGGTGGTTGGCGCCAGCGCCGGCAGCGGACAGGCCGTCACCGCCGGGCAGCGTTGCAGCAGCAGCGGGCGCGGCGCCGGCTGGCGCGGTGGTGTCGAACAGGCGGGCAAGGTCAGCAGGAATAGCAGCGCTGCCCCAGGCAGCGGCGGCAGGCGTGGCATGGATGGCGGCCTCCAGTTTGGCCGCGGCGGCGGCGTGTTTGCGGGATAGGGCGGCCACCTGTTCGGCCAGCTCGCGGCTGGCGGCGGCCTGCAACTTGATGTCGATAGCCTGGGCCGCCAGCTGCTCGGCTTGCAGCTGGTTGAGCGTGGCCAAGCGGGCGCTGTCTTGCGTGGCGGTGGCCAGCTCTGCGGCCTGGCGCTGGAGCTGGTCGCGCTGCTGCCACAGTGTGAAGCCGGCGAGCAGCGCCAGCGCGATCAGCAGAGTGCCGGCGAAGCGGCGGGCGAGGGCGGCCATCATGCGCTCAGCCTTTCCGCGCGGGCGTAGGCCGCCGCCAGCTTGCTGTCGTAGAGGTTTTCCTTGTAGGCCGGGCCGTTGTAGAGCTTGGCCACGTCGGCCCAGCGCTTGGCCTGCAGGGCCTTGAGCAGCGCCGGCTCGGCTTCGATGAAACGGGCGAAGGCTTCCAGCTGGGCGGCCTCGCCCGATTCCATCGCGGCGCGGAATGTTGCGGCGCTGGCGTAGCCCAGCCGCTGCCAGTGATAGCCCATGATCTGGAATAGCCCCCAGCTGCAAGACTCGATGGCGACAAGGTCGCCGGCCACCGCCGCCAGGCTGGCGAAGCGCACCCACTCGGCCGCGCCGCCGGCGTAGCCGCCGCGGGCGGGATTGCAGATGGCCGGATAACGGGTGGCCAGCTGTGCCGCATCTTGGTGGGCGACGCCGGTGCGCTGGTAGGCGACATGCCGTTCCAGCAGGATGACGGGCCGGCCATCGGCCTGAAATCCGCTGCCGCGCGACTCCACCGCGTGGATAGCCTTGATGCTGGCCAGCGCCACGCCCAGGCGCTCGGCGGCGGCCTGCAGGTCGGCTTCGGTCAGCCGGCGCGGGTCGCGTACGCCGCGCAGCGCCGCCAAGGTCTTGCGGCCGGCGATGCCGTCCACCACCAGCCCGGCGCGGCGCTGCGCCTGGGCGATGGCGGTTTCGGTGGCTTCGCCAAACCAGCCATCTATCGCCAGCGCTGCGCCCTGGGCGCGGAGCTGGGCTTGCAGGTCTTGCACCGCCTGGCCGTGGTCGCCCTTCTTCAAGATCAGATCCATGTCTCCCTCCTCAGCAGGATGGCCAGCCGCGATTGGCGCGGGCCGCTGGCGCGGAACAGCTCCACCACGTTGCCGCGCTGGGCCAGCAACGCCAGCAGCCATACGGCGTTGAGAAACAGCTGCGGGCCGTCGGCCAGCTGCGGCAGGCCGAACAGGCGCAGCACCGCCACCGCGCCGGCGGCGACGATCAGCAGGTAAGCCAACAGGCTGGCAATGGGGCGGTGCTGGCTGTCGCCGCGCTGGAAGGCCAGCAGGACCAAGGCGAGGGCGCCGGCCAGCACGATGTGGGCATGGGCGATCATTGGCCGCCCCCTTTCAGCGTGCCGCAACGCCTTGGCCGGGTCGTCGGCCAGGCGGATCAGGTACAGCAAGACCTTGACGGCTAGGGCGGCGGCGATCAGCGCGCCGACGCCGGGCTCGCCTCGATCGGCATCCATTTGGCCAGCAGGCCGGCGACGGAGGCGGCGGCCAGACAACCGGCGATGAAGCTGGCAATGAAGAACATCGCGCGCTTGGCCAGGCCCAGGCTGTCGGAACTCAGCACGAACACCGCGGCGCCGGCGAAGGCTCCCAAAACGGTGGCGGCGTCGATGCCGGGGAACAGGGCCAGCCCGGCGACGGCGGCCAGGGTGGCGGTGGTGGCGGTACTGCTTACGGGTTCGGCCATGTGATTCAGTCCCATAGGTTGATGAGGGTTTGCGCCGGCGCGGGGTCGGTCGGCAAGTCGGGCAGCTGCACCAGCGTTCCCATGGGCAGCACCGCGCCCAGGTCGGCCAGTCCGGGGTTGGCGCTGAGAATCCGCTCCACTACGCCGCGGGTTGTGCCGTAGGCGCGCCAGGCGATGGCGTCCACGGTGTCGCCCTGGTCGGCGCGGATGGCGCGCATCAGATCAGCTCCACCGTGGCGCGGCCCACCGCCAAAATGGCGCGAATGGCGGCGCGGGCATCGGCGCGCAGGTCGTCGGCGGTGCTGTCCAGATCGTCGGCGCGCTGGCGGCCGGCGCCGGTGGTGTCAAAGCTGCGGTAGCGCTCGGCCAGCTCGGCGGCGGCGGTGGCGTAGACCGCGCGGCGCCAGCGCTGCACCAGCACCGACTCGCCGTCGATTTGTTCGGCCGCCACCTCGGCTAGCTGGCTGGCGCCGGCGGCGGTGCGGATTTGCCGCCAGCCGCTCAGCTCTTGATTGACGCCGGCGACGGCCTCCACCAGCGCATGGCGCAGCCGCGGCGCGGTGACGGTGCCGTCCAGCCGCATGGCGGCGCGGGCGTGGGCCGGGTCGATCTCCGGCCAGAAGTAAGCGGCCTTGATCGGCTGGTCATCGTTGGCGATGGGCGCAGCGGTGGCCGGGGCAGTGCTGTTGATGATCATTGTGTGTCCTGGGCTGGGTGACGGTGGAGGGGGCTTCGGCTGTCGGCGCAATGCCTGGCGTCCACCCCCTGCCGTCAGTCGCGCGGGGTCGCTCGGTTATGCCTCGCCGCCATCGGGCGGCGGGACAGTGTTTTTCAGGGTGCGGATGACGCGCTCGATGTCTTTTTTGACGCCGGCGTTGCCGTCCAGCTGCTGGGCGCGGCGTAGATGTTCCAGCGCCGCGGCCGGGTCGGCGGCCTCGATGGCCAGACCGCTTTCCTTGTGCAACTTGGCGCGCACTTGGTCGGGCATGTCGTGGCCGTCGGTCAGCTCGGCGGTGTAGGTCAGCACCTGGCAAGCAAAAGACTCGCCGCCAACGCGGGCGCGCTTGGCGGCGTCGGCGATTTCCTCGGCGATGGTGGTGGCGGTGGTGCGATTGAACCGGTCGGGCAGCGGCAGGCCGTGCGCCAGCACGTACTCGGCGATGTCCAGCGCGCCGCCGTAGTCGCCGGCGTCGATGCGCCACAGCATCACCGTCACCAGCACTTCATCGGGCTGGCCCTTGCCGCCGGACAGCGCGCCCTCCACCCACGGCAGGTAGTCGGGCAGGATCTCGCGCTTGACCTCGGCCTTGCGTTCCATCGACTGCACCTGTTTCAGGCGGCGGCGGTCCTCGGCCAGCTTGTGCAGCATCAGCTCATAGCCGGTGCAGTGTTCCAGCCCGCCGGCGGCCGAAGCCGAAGCCTCGGCCGCCGTCACGCGCAGGAAGTGGGCGCGGGCGGGGCTGGTCATTTGTCGGCCTCGTCCTTTGCTTGCGGCGGCGGGGGCGGCAGCTGCTCGATGTTTTCAATCACGCAGCCGGCCTCGTAGCGCTCCACCACGTAGGCGTCGTTGCTGCTCTCGTAGTTGGCCACCTGATTGAAGTCCGGCTCTTCGCGCAGATGGCGGCGGCGGCTGCCGTTCTGGAAGTAGATCGACAGATTGGCCAGCGTGGTAATCAGCATGGTGCTGGCGGGGAAGAAGGGCACGGTAACGGCCGGCAGATTGCCGATGCGTTTCTGGCTGATGACGATGTCGGCGGCCAGTTGCTCGGTCGGTTTTTGGTCTTGATTGACGATGGGGAAATACTTGTCATGCAGCAGGTCGCGGCCCAGGATCACCACCAAGTCGGGGTGGCCCTGCAGGGTCGGGTCGATCAGGCTGGCCACGGCGTCCATCACCAGCGCGTCGAGGTTGGCGTAGTCGCCGCCATGGCCCACCAGCACCTTGCCGTCTTTCTTGTCGCCGCTGGCCATGACGCGCGCCTTGGCGTTGTCGCGGTACTGCTGTAGCCAGCCTTTGTTGACGTCCTGCAGCAGCGGGAATTTGTCGCGGTCAGTCTGCGGCGCCGCGGCGACACCGTTGAAACCGATCATCATGCGGTCCAAGCCTTGCTGCTTGACGATTAGGTCGCGGATGCGCGTCTGGAAGTCCGGGAACTTGGCCCACATATCGATTTGCGCATACGGGATGGCGGTGTCGAACTCGGTTTGCTCGCAGCGGTAGCGCTGGCTGTTCAGGTCGGTCAGGTTGCGCGGGCGGCGCGGGTTGGTCGGCGTCACCTTGGTGCGGCCGGCCACGGTGCCCATCAGGCCCAGGCCCAGCTTTTCGCCTTCCTGCTCGTCCACGCCGATGATGTTGATGCGGGTCAGGAACTCGCTGGTTTCTTGGATGCGGTTTTCCAGCTTCTGCTGGACGGACGGGGCAACCGCGAAATTTTTGGTGACCGCTTGGGTACTGACGTTGTTCAGCTTGGCGATCTGGTCCAGCAGCTGGTCAAAGGCGTTGCGGGTTGCGTTCTTCATTTTGGCTCCGGTGTAGTGTTGGGGGGCTTAGCAGTCGGTGACGACTTCGGCGTTGCCGCCGGTGGCGGTGGTGCGCGGCTGGGTGCTGGGCTGCTGGCTGAGTTTCTGCACCAGTGCGGCGTGGTCGGCGCTGAGGGTGGCCAGCTGGGTTTTGAAGGATTGGAGTTCCCCCTGCTGGTGGCCCAGGGTGGCGAACTTGTCCAGCAGGTCGCGTTGAGACGCGGCAACGGTCTCTACCGCCTGGCCGATGTCGGCGAATTGGGCGGCGTCGGTCTTGCCCTTGCCGGCCAGCAGTTCCTTGACCCTGGCGAACAGGTTGAGGCTGGGCTTGTTCTCTTCTTCCAGCTCCAGCGTGAATTCCATCGCCTCGGTGAACAGGTTTGCCGGCTGCTGCTTGTAGCGCGCCAGCGGGCTGGCTTTGGCGTGGGCGCAGAATTGCAGCATCTCGCAGCCCAGGCTGGCCGGGTCGTCGGTGACGGCCAGGCCCACCAGATACGCTTCACCAGAGTCGGCAAAGTTGGGGTTCACCTCGATGGAGCAGTACACCTTCTGCCGGGCCTTATTCATCGCCACTAGTTCGTCGGTGGGATCAATCACGGCGAATAGCGCCAGCTTGCCGTCTACTTCTTCGGTGGAGACTTCCAGTACGTCGCCATAGCGCTTGAACGGGCTATCTGCGGTGTAGGCCTTGATGTGTTCCATGTTGACGCGGGCGCCGTAGGTGGCTGGGTTGTAGTTGGCGGCGATCTGTTCCAGCCAGCTGCGTTCGATGTTGCGGCCGTCGGTGGTGGCGCCTTCGGTGGCGACGCGGAATTTCTTTGCTCTTGCCATGTGTTGGGTGTCCTTACGAGGGTGTCGGTGGTGGCGATGCGCCCATAATCCAGCCCTCGCGGGCGGCCCGCCATCGGTGGCTGTTGTGTGGCGAACCGGCACAACCGGCCGGCGGCGAAAGGCTGGCCGGCGCGCGGCACACTGCCCGGCATGAACTCAAAACTCCCGATTCCCGACGATATGGACCCGCGCCGAGTGGCGCGCGCGCTCTACTGGCAGGGCTGGCGCATTGCGCGCATTGCCGAGCATGTGGGCGCGAAGTCCAGCACGGTGCACAGCTGGAAACGACGCGACGGCTGGGACGACTCGGACCCGGCGGAGCGCATCGGCTGCGCGATAGAAACCCGCTTGCAACAGTTGATCCTGAAGGAGCGCAAGGAGGGATCGACTTCAAGGAAATCGACCTGCTCGGCCGCCAGGTGGAGCGGCTGGCGCGGGTGGGCAAGTATCAGCAGACCGGGCGCGAAACCGATTTGAACCCGAACATCGCCGCGCGCAATGCCGGGCCGAAGAAGCCGCCCGAAAAAAACGCGATCAGCGAGGAGATGCAAGCCCAGCTGGTGGCGGCGTTCATGGACCGGATGTACGGCTACCAGAAGAACTGGTATCGCGCCGGCCAAACCGAGCGCATCCGCGACATTCTGAAATCCCGCCAGATCGGCGCCACCTATTACTTTGCGCATGAGGCGCTGATTACCGCGCTGGAGACCGGCCGCAATCAGATTTTCCTATCCGCGTCCAAGGCCCAGGCGTTCCAGTTCCGCAGCTACATCGTGGACTTCGTCAAAGAGGTGGCCGGCGTTGAGCTGAAGGGCGAGGTAATCAAGCTTGGCAACGGCGCGGAACTCAGCTTCCTGGGGACCAACAGCCGCACCGCCCAGGGCCGCCATGGCGATCTGTATGTCGATGAATACTTCTGGATTCCGCGCTTTCTGGAACTGCGCAAGCTGGCCAGCGCGATGGCCTCGCAGAAGCAATACCGCCAGACTACTTCTCCACCCCTTCGGCCATGTCGACGAGGCATACCGGGTCTGGACCGGCGAGGCGTTCAACAAGGGCCGGCCCAAGGCCGAACACATCCGGCTCGATGTCTCGCATCAGGCTCTGGCCGGCGGCGGCGCGGGCCGGATGGCCGCTGGCGCCAGATCGTCACCATCTTGGATGCGCTGGCCGGCGGCTGCGATCTGTTCGATGTGGACCAGTTGCGGCTGGAGTACAGCCCGGAAGAGTTCTTGGCAGCTGTTCATGTGCCAGTTCATCGACGACGGCGCCAGCGTGTTCTCGTTCGCGGCGCTGCAACGCTGCATGGTGGATGCCTGGGACGAGTGGGACGACTACAAGCCGTTCGCCGCGCGGCCATTCGGCAACCGTCCGGTCTGGCTGGGCTATGACCCGAGCCATACCGGCGACAGCGCCGCGCTGGTTGTGCTGGCGCCGCCGGCCGCGCCGGGCGGCCCGTTCGCGTGCTGGAGCGCTCGCAGTTCAAGGCATGGACTTTGCCGGCCAGGCGGATTTCATCCGTCAGCAGTGCCAGCGCTTCAACGTCGCGTACATCGGCATCGACACCACCGGCCTAGGGACCGGGGTGTTCCAGCTGGTGAAGCAGTTCCGCCCGGACGCGGTGGGGTTCCAGTACAGCCCGGAGGTGAAAACCCGCCTGGTGCTGAAAGCCTTGGACGTGATCCACAATGGCCGGCTCCAGTTCGACGCCAGCCACAACGACATTGCCGCCAGCTTCCTGGCGATCAAGAAAACCACCACCGCCAGCGGCCGCGCCATCACCTTCGCTGCCGGCGTCGGAAGAAACCAGCCACGCCGATCTGGCGTGGGCAACCATGCACGCCCTATTCAACGAACCGCTGGAGGGGGCCACCGCGGCTAACTCCAGCTTCATGGAGTTCTGCTAATGTCCCGACGCCACAAGAAACCCGCCGTCCGATCCACCACGATGGCCGCCGCGCCGGCGGAGGCCGGCAGCATGCAGGCGTTCAGCTTCGGCGAGCCGGTGCCGATGCTGGACCGGCGCGAGATCATGGATTACTGCAATGCACCGACGCCGGCAAGTGGTATGAGCCGCCCATCGCCTGGGACGGCCTGGCGCGCAGCCTGCGGGCCAATGTCCACCATGCCAGCGCCTTGGCGGTGAAGCGCAATGTGCTGGTCAGCACCTTCCAGCCCCATCCGCTGCTGAGCCGGGCGGCGTTCGCCAGCCTGGTGATGGACTTCTTGGTTTCGGCAACGGCTATCTGGAAAAGCGGCGCCACCGCCTGGGCGGGGTGCTGGAGCTGAAGCCGGCGCTGGCCAAGTACGTGCGGCGCGCCAAGGACCTGGCCGGCTTCTGGTGGGTGCCGGGCTACGATCAAGAGCAGGCGCTGGGCGAGGTGTTCCACCTGCTGGAGCCGGATATCAATCAGGAGGTGTACGGCCTGCCGGAATATCTGGCCGCGCTGCAATCGGCTTGGCTGAACGAGTCGGCCACGCTGTTCCGCCGCAAGTATTACCTGAATGGCAGTCACGCCGGTTTCATCATGTACATGACGGACCCCGCGCAAAAAGAGGAGGACGTCGATGCGATGCGCAAGGCGCTGAAGGACAGCAAGGGACCGGGCAATTTCCGGAACGTGTTCATGTACGCGCCCAACGGCAAGAAGGACGGGATACAGATCATTCCGCTGGCGGAGGTGGCGGCCAAGGACGAGTTCTTGAACATCAAGAACATCACCGTGACGACGTGCTGGCGGCGCACGGGTGCCGCCGCAGCTGATGGGTCATCCCCAGCAATACCGGCGGCTTCGGCGACGCCAACAAGGCGGCCAGCGTGTTTATGAAAACGAAATCAAGCCGCTATGATGCGGCTGGAGAGGTCAACGAGTGGGCAGGGAGAAGGTGATCCAGTTTGGACCGTATGCGCTGGCTATGCAGACGTGAGCGTGTTGCATGTCAAAGATGAAGCCCCGCAACGGCGGG